CGGCTTTGGAAGCGCAGCAGGCGGTGTCTTTGGTTTATGGCAGCGGCCATTTTGTCGGATGGTTTGTGCTTGAGCGTCTGACGGAGCGCACGTTGATTCAGGATGCGCAAGGCCGGACGGCGGCGCGTGAATTGGATGTGGAGCTGACCCAGTTTGTCGGCGACCCGAATAACCCGCTCCCGACCCCGGCAGTCAAATCTGGCGGGCAAAATCCGCTCCTGTCCTTATTGCCGGAGAGCGTGCAGGCAAAAGCGGGCAAATTGATTTCGGCGGTGGAAAAAGGTGTGAAAATTTACCGAGCAGCCGAAGCAGGCATCAGCGATATGCAGAATCTGATACAGGCTGCCAAAAATTTGAAAAACGACCCGTCAGGGGCATTAAACCTGTTGGGGGACGCACTCAATATCGGCGGCAGCACTTTAGGACGGCTCAATGCCTTGCCCGAAGTAACGGCGATTTTCGGCGACCTTAAAGGCGCGGCTGAGTTTGCATTACAGGCAGGGCAAGCGGCCAACAGGCTGGGCGGTGCCGTCGGTGCATTGCGTGCCGGGTATGAGAGCGGCTCCATCGGCGGCTGGCTGGCTGCCGTCGGAGACGGTGTTGCCGAGGCATCTGATGCGATGGCAAACGGCTCTGCCGCTGCCCAGGCTTTGACCGGCTGGCTGGCGGCAAGAAAGGATAAATGATGAGTGCGGTAATACGCTACACCACTCAAGACGGCAACCGCTGGGATTTGATTGCGCACAAGCATTACGGCAATGCGCTGTTGATTGACGGCCTGATTGCGGCCAATCCTCACTTGCCGTTGGCGGAGGAGTTCGCAGGCGGTCTGACGGTCTTTGTCCCCGTACTCGAAACCAAACCTAAGAACAACCAAGAGGAGCTGCCGCCGTGGATGCGTTAGGTGCGTTTTTAAAATCAAAAGGCCTTGACGGCGGCGGCAGTACCCATCCGGTTACCATGCCCGATTTTGTCCTGTCTTACGAAGACAAGGATATAACGGCAGATGTCGCGCCTTATCTGATTTCGTTTAGCTATACCGATTACCTTGAGGGGCAGTCGGACGAATTGCAGGTTGAGTTTGAGGATGCGGACGGACGCTGGCTGCGTAATTGGTATCCAGAACAGGGAGATGCGTTGTCTTTGAGCCTGGGCGACCAATTTACCGGGCTGTTGTCTTTTGGCAAATTTGAGATTGCCGAGATTGAGTACAACCATCCGCCGTCGACGGTCAGTCTGAAGGCACTATCGACCGGGATTACCAAGTCTAGCCGCACTTTGCGCGGTAAGGCTTATGAAAACACGACTCTGGCCGCCATTGTCCGTCAGGTGGCAGGCCGTTTGAAGCTGGAGGTAACGGGTACGGTCAAAAACATCCCCATCAAACGTGTGACGCAGTATCAGGAGCGCGACATCGAGTTTTTGGCACGTTTGGCGCAGGAGTACGGCCACAGCTTTAAAATCGTCAGCAACAAACTGGTCTTTGCCGATAATGCCGAGCTAAAACAGCGTCCTGCCGTTGCCATATTGCTGCCCGAGGACATCATCCGTGTCCGCCTTCGCGATTTGATTAAGGGTGTGCCGTCCAAAGTAGATGTCAAAGGCTATGACCCAAAATCCAAACAGACCGTGTCGGCGAGCCGCAGCAGCAAATCAAGACGCGGCAAAGCAAAACACGGCAGCACTGGCGATACATTGCGTATCGTGCCGAATAAGGGTGAGAGCGCGGCGCAATTAAATGCCAGGGCAGATGCCAAATTGGCGGATGCGCAGGACGACCAATGTGCGGGGACCGTTACACTGGTCGGCAATGCGCTGTTGGTGGCGGGTCAAATGGTACGGCTTAAAGGATTCGGCAAGTTCTCGGGGAAATATCTGGTCAAGCAATCAAGACATGATTTCACCCGCCACGGCGGATGGACGACCGAATTGGAGATAAAAATGACGGAGTATGTCGCAGACGAGGATAAAACCAATGCAAACCCATGATTTTACGGCAACGATGCAATTTGGCATTGTATCGGCGATTGATGCGGCGGCGCACAGTTTGCGGGTAAAAATCCCCGTACTCGACGACATGGTAACCGACTGGCTGCCTATGGCGACACCTGCGGCGGGCGGCAACCGGTTTTACAGCCTCCCCGATGTGGGCGAACTGGTTGTCTGCCTGCTGGATGCGCGGGGTGAGACCGGCTGCGTTATCGGCGCGATTTACAATGCCGCAGACAAACCGCCGGTATCCGACCAAAACAAATGGGTCAAACGGTTTACCAACGGCACGGTCATCTCACATGATCGCAGTAGCGGCGAAGTAGTCGTTGAGACGCCGGGCAAAGTCCAAATCAAAGCGGCGAAAAAAGTGGACATCCAATCGCCGGAGACGGAAATCACGGGCGATGCGACAGTAAAAGGGATGTTGACTTATACCGCAGGTTTGACGGCCAGCAATGACGGCGGCGGCGTGGCGGCAAATATCAACGGTACAGTCAACATCACCGGCGACCTCATCGTCAACGGCATCAACATCGGCAAGCACATCCATGACGGCGATTCAGGCGGGCAAACCGGCGGGCCGAAAAATCATTAAACCGCATTAAAAGGCGTTTCAGACGGCCTTCTCTACAATCCCTGTATCTATAAGCGATACAGGGATTTTTTGATGTTTTACGCCGTGCCCATCTCTAAACACTGGCAGCTCGCGCCCGAAGGCTCGGGCGTGGTTCAGGGCGCGGACGACATAGACCAATGTATCCGCAATATCCTGTCCACCCGCAAAGGTGCGGACGTTACCCGTCCTGATTTCGGCTCCGACCATTACAAATGGCTGGACACGCCCGAAGACGTGTTTATCCCGAATGTCGTCCGCTCGACCATGTTGGCAATACAGACGTGGGAAAAGCGGGTAGTAGTCGAAGACATTATTTTCGGCGGCGCTGCGCCGCATCTGACGATGACGGTTTACTGGCGCGTCGCGGATGAGGTGGCGGGCGAGATTCGTAGTACAGACATCAGATTGGAGCAGGCGGCATGGATTTGAGCAAACTCAATCGGGACAAGGTTAAGGCGGTTGCGGACGACCTGGCCGAAATTTTGGCGCAAACCATTACGGATTATGAGTCCCGCAGCGGTAAAACCCTGCAACCCGCCCACATCGAGCGTCTGCTCATCAACACCTATGCTTATCGTGAGACTTTGGTGCGCAAAGCGGTCAATGAGGCCTACCGACAGCAGCACCCGCGTTTTGCAACGGGGCTGATGCTGGATTTGTGCGGCGATGACGTCAACACCCCGCGGCTTGAGGCCTCAGCCGCCCGATGCACCATCCGTTTTACGTTGGCTGCCGCCAAAGCGGAGCCTGTTTTGATTGCACAAGGTACTCAAGTGGCCGCCGGAGCGACCGTGTTTCAGACGGTTGCATCCGGCACGCTCTCGCCGTCAATCCGTACTTTGGATTTGGAGGCTGTCTGCATCCAAACCGGCGTGTCCGGTAATGGTTTTGCCGCTGGGCAGGTTAATACGCTTGTCAATCCGATTGACGGCGTTACAGCCGTCAACACTACTGTGCCGACAGGCGGCGCGGCGGAAGAGTCTGATGAGGCATACCGCCAACGCATCCTGCTTGCCCCTGAAAGCTTTAGCGTTGCAGGCCCTGTCGGGGCTTATGAGTATTTTGCCCGCCGTGTCAGCCCTGCTATTTGCGACGTACATGTGGGCAATTTAACGGGGTCGGACGGCCTGCCGATAGGGGGGCAAGTAAGGGTAACGCTATTAACCAAAAACGGGTTGCCGTCTTCGGAGCTGGTGAGCGAGGTGCAAAGGTTTTTGTCCGGCGAGCGCGTCCGTCCGCTTTGTGACACGGTAACCGTAACTGCTCCGGCGGTAATAGACTATACGCTGGACGCAGAGCTGGTTTTGTATACCGGGGTTAATGCTGCCGAGGTTTTGGCAGCGGCAAAACAAGCATGGGCGGAGTATGAAGTAACGCGCCGCGAAAAATTGGGCATAGATATTGTGCCTTTGGACATCCAAACGGTTTTAAAAGTTGCTGGCGTTTATAACGTAGTCCTTAAAAAACCGACCCTGACCGTTGTCAAGCCCGAACAATGGGCAAGATGTACGTCCGTCAATATCCGGGCGTCGTCTGAAACGGCGGAGGGGTAGCAATGGCAACACTGAGTTATGCCTCCGTTATCGAGCGCGATCAACGTTATCGGATGCTGGCCGATTTAGGCTTGAGGATGAGCGACATTGACGCGGTCAAGCTGATGCCGCGTTTGACTGAGCTGGTCGCGCCTGAGCACTTGGAGCTGTTGGCCGAGAGCCGCAGCATTTTGGGCGAGGACGGCTATTGGCTTGCCGAGAGCGATGAAACCCGCCGCAAACTCATCAAAGGGGCCTACCAGCTCCACAGGTACAAAGGCACACCCTGGGCAATACGCGAGATTGTGCGCCGTCTCGGGTTCGGCGAGGTGGAAATTATTGAAGGGCTTAGTAACAAAAAGCATAACGGCGAAATTCGCCGCGACGGTAGTTATACACACGGGCATACAGACCGTTGGGCGCATTACCGCATTATTATGACCAATGCCATCACCAACGATCAGGCAGCCTTGCTGAGGCGTACATTGCGGGCATTTGCACCTGCCCGATGTGTTTTGGCGGCATTGGATTACCAACACGTCTCCTTGAGGCACAACGGACAAGCATTAAGGGACGGCACGTTTAACCGAGGTACAGCATAGATGGCAAATTTAAGCGAGATGAGCCGCTGGGAGGCGGGCATTTACCAATGGGAGACCTCCGACCCTGTACAGGGCGGCCCTAACGGTATCGACAACCGCCCGACACGGGAGCTGGCAAACCGTACACGCTGGCTCTATGACGAGCTGGGCAGGGTAAAAGCCCGCATGGACGACCCCAATTTTTACAAAAGCATCACCGTATCCGACAGCAAAGCATTATTTGATGCGAATAATTATCTGCACATCGGTGCTGATGCCGCAGGCGGCTACATCCGCAATAAAAAGACAAACAAGGGCATCCAGCTAAAAAATGATGGCACGCTCCAGTACGACGGGTCAGACATTATTACCGCCCGCAAAGTAAGCCACAACCCCGGTGACTACACGGTTGCAACCGTCCCGTCATCATTTGCGCTCAATAAGGCGTTTGACAACTCAATCAAGCGCGGAGGCGCAATCGGGCTGGGTGGCGCGGCGCATCAGATTGCTATTGGCTGGGACACACCCGGACTGGTAGCCAAAGTCGACACTCAAACCTTTAACGTCGGCGTCCCGACAGGCGCAATCGCCTATTTTGTCCATGCCGTCGTCCCCTTCGGCTGGCTCAAAGCAAACGGAGCGGCAGTATCGCGCACCGTCTATGCCAACCTATTCGCCCTTATCGGCACCACTTATGGCGCGGGCGACGGACGAACTACATTTAACCTGCCCGACCTGCGAGGCGAGTTCCTCCGCTCATGGGATGACGGGCGCGGCATTGATAGCGGGCGCGTATTAGGTAGCGCACAAAGCGACGCCATTCGTAATATTACTGGCGAGATTGGGTTGCTCCAACGAACAGATATTAATGAGTATGTCGCGCCAAGCGGAGCATTCAGAGAGTTGAGAAAAGTCTCTGGGTACATAGGCAGAGGTGGGGTCGATGATTGGCTGACCATTACTAATTTTTCGGCGAGTAATGTCGTCCCGACGGCTGCCGAAAACCGCCCCCGCAACATCGCCCTGCTGGCATGCATCAAGGCATAAGCCGCCTTAAACCCTTTAGAAAGGTAAAAAAAATGACCCAAAACATCCAATGGACAAAACCCGTCTGTCAACTTGATGGCGAAAACCTTTACATCGGGCAGACGACCGCCGACCTCGACGTCATGGCTCGTGATGGGAGCTATCTGATTCCAGCCGGCTGCATCGATACCACCTCGCCTGAAATCCCTGCCAATAATGTAGCCCGCTGGACAGGCGATAAGTGGGAATTTTTGGAAGACCACCGCGGCAAGGTTGCGTACAAGAAAGACGACGGCGAGGAGATGATCGTACTCAAAGTCGGCGCGCTGCCGGACACCCTAACCCTGCTGCCGCCACCGTCGCCATACTGCGACTGGGATGGTGATAAATGGATTGAGAACCCGGCAAAAAAAGCGGAGGCGGAGCAACGCTATCTCAATCTTGCCAAGACGATGGCTCTTAACGACATCGCCAAGGCGGCTCAAGACATCGTTGCCGAAAAGTCAGGTATGGACAAGCTGCCTGCATTTGAGGTGGGTACTTGGCCGCTGCAAGCTGCTGAGGCTCACGCATGGCAGGCGGATAACAATGCCAAAACGCCGCTCCTCGACCAAATTGCCGCGTCGCGCGGCATCGACCCGGCCGAGCTCAAAGCTGCAGCCCTGCGCAAAACCCTCGCATATGAGGCATTGTGTGCAACCGTTGCAGGGCAACGGCAGGCAATGGAAAAACAGATCGAAATGGCTGAAACCGTCGAAGCGGTCCGTGCGGTAAGTCCTAGATTTAAGGTCGTCTGAGCATGAAAGCATATTTTAAAAATATCGCCATCGCCGCCGACCAGCTCGCCAATGCCATGATTGCAGGCAGTCCGGATGAAACCGTCAGCAGCCGTGTCTATCGAGGTGCAGTGTTGGCGGCACAGCCGACCCGCGTTGCCCGAATGGTGTATCGCGCAATAAATACACTGTTTTTCTGGCAGGCCGACCATTGCCGTGCGGCCTATCTGCGCGAAAAACAACGCGCGCACTTACCGGATGAGCTGCAATGACCGCCCGCGCTGATTTTGCCGTCAAACAAGGTACCACCGTGCCGCTGACCTTTGCCGTACTTGACGGCAAGGGCAAGCCGCATCCATCGCTCAAACATCTGGACGGCGCGGTTTTGACTATTGTCCCGACAGCCGCAGAGGCGTTTGCCTTGCCCCTCTCCATCAAGCCGGGCGGAATTGGTACGGTTTTGACGGCAGAGCAGACACGGGGCTGGAGATGGCGGTGGGCGCGGTACAGCGTGCGCGTTACCGTCAAAGGCGTCGCCGCCTTGATTTACGAGGGAAATCTGACCCTTGAGAGAGAGTTGGGAGCTTAGTATGGCAGAGATAAAAGGCGGTATTACCGTCAGCGGCGGCAGCGTTGACAGTATGCCGGTCATCCTCGACGGGCGTACAAGCCTGTACACCGAGGCAATCGAAAGAGGCTTGATAGAGCCTGATACGACTTATGAGCAATTTTTAGAGCGTTTGGCAGTCAAGCCGGGCGAGCTGAGCAAAGTTGTGAAGGCCGCCGTTGCCGAAAATTTGGAAAAAACCGTCAATACAGCTGTAGCGACGGCAATCGGGAATCTGGGCTTGGGACAAACATACCAGACGGCGCCAAATCCCGCCGACTTATCAGACGAAGCCTTAAACGAAATCCATCAAATACTTGGAGTCAACCCATGACACAAAGCAATTTAGACCGCGCCGCCATTGCCATCGCACAAAGAGTGGAAAGCGCCATCAATCGGGCGGCAAATCCCACTCCCGTCCCAGATACAATCAAGACCGAAGTCGTCAAAGCGTTGGAAGAGGCAGGCTTTGAGCAGAAAATGGGTAATTTACAAACCATACTTTTGGCAATGCAGGCAACGCTTGAGCAAATTAAAGCAGACAAAGGTAAGGGTGGCGCAACTCGGCCTGTTACGCCTGCACCCGCTGCACCGCCCGCACAGCCTGAACCGCCACAACCCACAGAACCTCCTGCACCGGTGAAGCCGTTGGTGCGTAGTCTTAATTTCTTCGGGGATTCTACCAATGCGAGACTGGGCGACCAAGCTATTAATCTCGCTAAAGCGGATAATTTGCCAGTTATCAACAATGCCGCAGGCGGCAGCTTGGCATCCTATGCGCTTATGTCGATGAACGGCAGCCCGGTCGAAATTAAATTTGAAGTCGATACGATCCCCGCAAAAGGACGAAACGTTACAGTAGATGCAGAAATTATATATGGCGAGGGCGTGACTCCGTTTAGCATGCATTCAACAATCGTTATGATTGGGGATGACATCGAGGCATCTATCGTGGGGCAAACGGCAAATGTAAAGGTTTACCCACGCGATGAGACTCCGCACAGCATTGTTGCGGGTAAAAAATACCCCCTGAAACTGAAAGCAAATGGCGGTACTGATGGCATCTGCGTCCTTGCCACTGGCAAAAACGATGTTAACGGCGCTAACTGGAGCAATTGGCAGGCAGCGTTAGAGCGTGTTAAAGGGTACATTCAAAAATGTATCGCCCTTGTACAGCCAAAAGATACACCTCGATATATTATCTTGCCTATTTGGGCTGATAACAAACCGGGCTGGTCTAAAGAAGAACATCCTTACCGCCATCAGCTTAAAGATGAGCTAAACAAGTGGATACGCACAACATACGGCGCAAACGTATATGACATTGAAGCTTATATGCTGTCAGAGCAGATTTGGACGGATACTGGAATCACGCCAAATGAGGCTGACAAACAGGCTCAAAAAGACGGGATTATGCCGTTATCTCTGTCGTATGATGGAGGAGCGCATTTCTTGCCGGCGGTAGAAACTATCATTGCCGGTAAGATTATCGCAAAAGCTAAAGAGCTGAAATATCTGTAAATTATTAAAAATTAAAGGTCGTCTGAAAAACAGACGACCTTTAATAAGGAGATTGAAAAAATAAAGTGGGACGGCGACGTAGCAGTGCAGGAACACCGCTACGCCAGCCAAGCAGAGCAAGCCTGCATTGACTTCTAAGGCCGCCTTAGTCTCTAGAGACCGGGGCATTCTATCCGTGATATGGGAGTGAGTGCAAATGCAAATTTTCCGCGAAATGCGCTGCAAATACTGCGGCAAACTGCTTGCCAAAGGCAGCGGATACGTGCAAATTAAATGCGCACGTTGTAAAAAAATCAATTCATTCAGTAACTAAAAAATCAGCAGAGTGCCGTTGAGCATCACATTTTATCTGACTCCGAGCGTCCCGAATGCCGCAAAATAGGAGTATATATATGATGCAAAAAACACAACAAACTCTACCGATTATTCCTTGGATGGGCGGCAAACGCCGATTGGCAAAACACCTGTTGCCCATGTTTTCCGAGCATTCGTGTTATGTTGAGCTGTTTTCCGGCGGCGCGGCGTTGTTCTTTATGCGCCCAACGCCTGCTAAAGTGGAGGTACTCAACGACATCAACGGACAGCTCATCAACCTGTACCGCGTGGTACAACACCACTTTGACGAGTTCGTCCGCCAGTTTGAGTGGTCACTGACAAGTCGAGAGGTCTTTGCCCGTCTGCAAAGCACCCCGCCTGATTGTATGACCGATATTCAACGAGCTGCCCGGTTCTTTTATTTGCAGCACAATGCCTTCGGTGGCAAGACCGTCCATCAACATTTTGGCACGGCTACCACGTCAAAAGCGTGGGATGCGTCGCAGATTAGGGCAAAATTGACAGCAGCCCAAGCCCGTTTGAGAGGGGTATTTGTAGAAAACGAACCGTGGGAGCGTTGTTTCAAGCGATATGACCGAGAGCATACCTTCTTCTACGCCGACCCGCCGTACTGGCAAACCGCAGGGTACGACCACGCATTCGATTGGCCGCAGTATGAGCTGCTGGCCAAAGCAATGGCGGAGAGCAAGGGCAAATTCATGCTGTCCATCAATAATCATCCTGATATAAGGGAGTTGTTCAAAGACTTCCGCGTCACCCTGCTTGAGCTTGCCTATACGGTCGGCAGAGACAAAACCGGTAAAACAAGCGGCGAGCTGGTCATATGTAATTGGTAAAATAAAAAGCGACGGTGACGTCGCTTTTTTAAAAAGTGAAAATTAGTTGCAAATATTGCAATAAAAAACTGAGCAGATTATCTTAAAAATCGCTGCGTTTTTTCGCGGGCGGCTTCATAGTGGTCTGCGGTACGCTGTTG